AGCGGTGCCTTTTTCCTTCGTAATGACGGATGTGATGTCGAGGCTGCGCCAATCCACTCTGCTCGAAATGTCAGTCGCGCCGTCGAGGATTTGGATGCTCATACTAAGCAAAAGTTTTGAGCTTGAGTTGCTGCATGATCTGCTTGCCGATGGCGTTGGCGATCATGGTCGCGCCTTGGGAGTCGAGATAGTTGCCGCCAAGGACGTTCACGCCGATATTGCCGCCTGAGCCTCCACCGCCGCGCGCAAGTGAATTGCCGCCATTGAAAGCGGAGAGCGGGATGATAGCCTCGGGACCGGCTTCGCCGACAAGTGCCATTGTAGGACTGGTAACGATGCCGCCGGATGCGAAATGGGGGACTGCGGAAAGTACCGAGGAAGCAACATTGGAGACTGTGCTGCCTACGGAACCCGCGGCGCTTCGGATGGAGCTGATGAGACTCGTGACGGTGGCGAAAGCGCTTTTTATGTTGTTTACAAATCCCGTAACAATCCCTTCGATAGTAGCGACCATCGTTTGAAATCCGAGTACAAGATCATTCAAAAATTGCTGCGTATTTTCTGTGATGGCTTTCCAGTTACTAGCGACTAGGGTAACGATAGTAGTAAGCGTGGCGATGGCGGCGATAATACCGACGACAGCAAGAGCGATAGTACCCCCCATGGTACCGAAGGCGATAAGTAAGGGGCCTACGATGAGCATTACGCTACCGAGAACTAAAAGGAGAGCACCGAAGGCACCTGCTCCGACAAGAATGGCCTGTGTCAGCTTCGGATGAGCTTCGACAAAAGCATCGACCCAGTTAACGAGATTGCCGATTTTTTCTATCAGGTCGTCTACTATCGGTAATATTGTCGTGCCCGCATCCTCCATAGTCTTATTCCATTCAGCCTGTGCGATTGCTGCTTTCCCCGCAGGACCATCTGCATAGGCTTGTGCCTGGCCGCCGAGCATTTGAGTGAGCTGGGCGAGGGCTTGTGCGGGTGTTGCTGTCTCGCTCATATTGATGCCGAATTGCTTTGCGGCGCGGCCTCCGCCTTCGAGAATTTGCACGATCTGATTTGTCGCGGTGCCTAAGTCCTCTTGCTTGTCGCGCGCAAGGTTCATGGCAAGCGTGTTGAGTTGCATCGATTGGGTTACATCGTGCGTCGCTTGCATGAGGGACTGGAAGCTGCGAAGCGAGTCATCCACGTTGAAACCGAGCTTAACGCTCGCATCTGCGGCCGAGGTGAATTGTTTTGAAAGGTCGGCAACGCTTGTACTCGCAAGACCGAGGAGGGCTTGATGTTGTGCCAGGGCATTATTCACCTTTTCCAGACTGTCTTGGTAGGTTTGGATTTTTGCTCGCGCGGCATCGGCTTGGGCTGAATTTTCTCCATACTTCGAGATCGCCTTAGTAAGCGCTTCGGTTTCTAGTGCGATCTGCGAAGTCAGAGTCGCTTTTTGCGCATTGAGTTTCTGTGTCGCGGCAGTATTCGCTTCCTTGCTCGCGAGGTCTTGTTGAGCTGTGGAAACGAGCGAGGAGAGTGTGGTATTCAGCGAGTCGCTCGCGGTAACGCCTTGAGTTCCGGCATCGACGACACTCTCCATGAATCCTGTGATCTTGGAGCCTATGGCGACCATCGCCGCACCCGCGATCGTCATTTGAGTGCCTAGTTCGGTAACGGTCTTTTGTGCGTTGGACGCATTTGTTTCTACGCCGTCGAAAATACCTGCGAGCTGGGCGCTTGCATCATCTATTGCCTGGACGATTATTGAAAGCGTGGTTGATGATCCTCCCATGAAAAGTATTATAACGCACGTTTTTGTGCATCTGCCTCGGCTTTGAAGAGGGTAACTAGAGCGTTTATGAAGGGTTGGGGCTGGTCGAGATACTCATGCCAGGTCCATTTCATCCGTTCACAGATGAGAGCGGCGAGCATTTCGGGAGTGAGGTCCGCATGGCCAAAGGTGAAAAAGCGGGACCACTCTGCTGCTAGTTCACCGGCTGAAAATTTCCGTCTGAAATATCTTTGACCTTGGCGAGCACGAAAGCGTAATCCGGAAGTGGGAGGTCGAGTAGGAGCTCTTTCACGTTCTCCGATATCCCGTCGATTGATACGATCACTGCTGCGGCGAGCGCATTTGTCTTATCTACTGCGGACTTGTTTTCGTCACCGAGCGCAGGTAGAGACTCACGTGCCGTGACGTACGTCTTGACGACGATCTTATGGGCACCTGGTGTCATCAGTTCAGTTGTTGGTCTTTCCATGTCTGAAATATTTTATGAGGCGAATTGTTGCGCCTACACCGCTGATAATGAGCACTATAAGTGCAATTCCAATGCCGATCTCAAAGCCCAATAATAAGGAGTTCATATGCCTATACTATACGTCGCTTTGAATTTTATGCAAGCTGCGCCGAGTAGATGTGGTGGTAACTCGTCTGATCGATGCACTGCGGCTGTATGTCGGCGTTTTGCGATGGCATGGCTCGCAAAGAGTTCTCCCATTGTCTAAGTTCCACATTTCTTTACAATTACGCGCTTCCTCGACCGTTCTAATGCTATTGGAATGGATTATTTCAGCGAAGCTATTGGGGAAATGATCGGCATTGAGATTGCCGCCGCGCTTGCCGCACAATCGGCAAGTATGATTGTCAAGCTTGAATATTTGTTGACGCCACTGACGCATCTCTTGGCAGTGACGGATCAGTAGCATGATCGGCGTGATGCCGCCTTTCCAGGTATGAGCGTTTGAACCGCGTCGGGCAATTGCAGAACACTTCGCGCATCGTTTCGTCGTGTACCATATCTCTTTGCCGCAATCAGGACAGTGAGGTAAGCCGCCTTTCCAATTCGCATGTTTTTCTGGCGGGATTCGCTTATGCGCCTCACTCATTCGTTTTCTAACTTCGGGAGAATAGATGTCCGATTTGCCTTTATTCCAAGGCGTACGTCCAATATTCGCTTCTCGTAATTTTTGAAGTGTGTGCGGGTCTCGCTTTTTACCCAGCCAATATCGAGCCGGACTTTTTGGAGTAGCCACATACCAATGGTAGCATGTGTTAAATACAAAACAAGGTATAGTGTATTGACAACCTAGAAAGGCGTGTCAATATCCGTTAACCGTGTTCACCAAGGTCGCACGGAGCATAAAGGTATCAGTAAGGCTGTAGACCGCACGCCATTTTATAGTCTGGTAAACCAAATCTTTTACCTTAAAACTTCTTCCCAATTCTGTGAACGTGACCTTTGGCATGTCGAAATAGAGCTCGGGATTCGCATGCGTGCCGATCGTGACATCGGTATTTTTGATGTCGAAGCGGAGGGATTGCGTGGTCGGCCCCATGAAGGCGGTTTTTGCGTCTGTTTCGTTCTGCCAGATGCACTCGAATGTGCCTTCGACAGCGAATTCCTTATTGAGAAAGTCCGCAGGCGCTACATTGCCGAGCACCTCTTGATCCTCGACATTGGAGTTGATGGTGAGCTTGGCGCTCTTTAATGCGACCGGGGCGGGGCCGAATGAGAGATTTGATACGGCACCGGTAGATGCGGCTGAGAGGTAGAATGCGGTGGTAGAAACTATCGTGACGATCGTTGCACCGGCGGGAATATTCGCGCCAGTGACCGTCATGCCGACGCGGAGCTTCGCGGTAGTGATTCCTGTGAGCGCCGTGACATGGATAGTGGATGATGCCGTTCCCGTTGCAACGAGCGTGCTGAACGTGAAGTCAGACCCGGCAGAGGTGGTTGCTTGTGAGAGGTCGAACGCAGTGTCGGATACGATGGTGGCTACAGTCGTGCCAGCCGGGATATTCGCGCCCACGACCGTCATGCCGACTTTTATCTTATCGGTTGAGATCGATAGCGCGGTGACGTGAATGGTCGAGGATGCCGTACCTGTAGCAGTAATGACCGGCTCAAGTCCCGCATATTGTGGCGAGAAATATGCGTTGAGATACTGCGCGACAAAGCGATTCTCGGTAGTGGTAGAGGGTGTGAAAGTGCTTTGCGACGCACCGGATTGCGCTTTTATGCTAGCCGTGAATTCGATGAATTTCTTGAGCGCGAAATTGAGCTCGAGCTTTTCGACGACTCCATTCGCATATGAATAGTCGGCTGCCGAGAGCGGGTCATGAAGGAAGAACGTCAGTGATTGATGCAATGCGCTTTCTTGAACATTGAAAAGATTATCATAGACGGCAGCCTCCGCGCCATGCGCCCCATGGGAAGTGAGAGTACCGAAGATCGAGAGAAGAAATAGGCCGAACGTCTGGTCGGATACGTTGCCGGAAATGGTGCCCTGCGCCCACTTTTTTACCTGAGTTAGATTGACGCTATCTTCGATAACGCCATATGCTTGCGCGTCGGTTACAAACTCTTTCTTTTCATCGAGCGTCAAGTCCATCCACGGATTCCAGTACGCTGCAGAGGCGATTGCTGTTCCGCGCGTGGTTTCCTTTGCTACGCCTACTTGGATATTTCTACCGATTCCCTTAGAAGCTGCCATATAGGATTTATTCTACACCCCCTTCTTCCGGCTCTTTTTCTGGAGCAGGTGTGGATTGCTCCACTGGGGGATTGATAAGGTGTCGTGTCTCGAGCCATTGTTTGGTGGCTTCTTCGATATTTTCGGCGAGAATGGTGAGGTTGTGAAAAATGCCGTCGCCAGAGAAGTGGTATTCCTTTTTAGCGGGAGGCGCTTTCATCATTTTGTCATTGGGAGGGCTTTCTAGCATAGGGTTATAATATCAGATATTAATGCGGGTACTACGTGCCAACTGTGTATAGTGCGCGCGGCTCGATTGAGACTACAAAACAAACGAGGTCTTGATTTGGAGTTGAGACGGGAAAAGCCTGGACCTGTGCGGGCGGTACTTGGGCTGCAACGGCGGTGCCAGCGAGCGTGAAGTTGGTGTCGAATTGGTTAAGTACGGCGTCGATCATGCCTTCAAGAGAAAGAGACGGGTCGCTTAAATTGGCATAGCTGGTGACGAATAGCACGTCGTAGCGATAGGTGCGTATGTTGTTGGCCTGGTCTTCCATGTCACTGGTAATGCGGGGCATACCGATAAGGGCGAACGGGTAGCCGTCGGTCGGTGTTTCGGTCAGGGGGTCTTTGCCTCTGTCGAGTGCGATATACGACTTGATGACGCCATTGGTGACAAGCGTCTCGAGGTTCAGGATTATCTGCTGTTTTATGGCTTGGGCTAGAGTCATGATTGGGATTTGGCTGCGATCTGCGCAGTGATTTGTTGCAAGGCATTGCCGAATTGCTGGTTTATTTCATCCTGGGACTGTTCGACGATGCGGCCCATGAAGTCGTTTGCCTTGCTGCCCGGATGATTCACCTTCTTCACGGGATGCGCTGCGCCGGGCCAGTAGAGTGCCAGTTTTTCCTTCGGAAGAATGACATGGGGCTTGGTGCCGAATTCTACGAATGGAGCATAGCTTGCCGTTGGAAACCATCGCAGCATGCCAGCCGTGACCTCCGCGCGAAAACTTTGCGTGAGAAAGCCGGTGCGCCACGGTACGACGCCCTTGACCGTGTGCTTGGCGAGAATGGCACCGGAAGCCGAAATTGCGCGCTGCAATATTGGAGCGGCGATTTGCGGGGCTTGTTGGAGTGCGGCAATGAGCTGGGGGAGCCCTTGTATTGTCACATTGAACTCTACTGCGTCTGCCATATCAGAAATTGAGCTGGCGGTACTGGCCGATGATGTCCTGATCTTCCTGGTCGAGAGCCATGCGCCAGCTTGTCGTAGCGCCTTCCAGGGTCATGGATGCTTGTCCGGCGAGCATGCGTCGCTTGAATCGGCGAACGACGAGGTTTTCGCATACGCTTGTAATGTCACCGGGGAGCCAGTGCGTGTTGTGGTCTTCGGGGTTGGCCCAATTGACGGGATAGCCTGCGACATAGGTAACGCGGATCATGTTGCTGTAGAGACGCGGTAGCACCCCATAAACGCGGATCATGCCGGAGGGGTAGAAAACAGTGCCAGATATAGGGTCGGTCCGGGGATCGATGAGCTCGTATTGGTCCGCAATGAAGTCGGTCCAGTTTGGATTGGTCGGCGTACCCGCGCGCCATTGGAAGCTCGAGATGGAAAAGACGGGCATGTTTCGAAGTTGTAGAAAGGTTTGCCGGGGAT